CAATGTTAGGGTGGCTGGTGCGGACGCGCACAATTGTGCTTGGTCCGCGGATAGTAACAGTCCAAGCAGACACATATGTGTAAACTTGGATGACAAGGTTCCCACTAGCTCGTAAGAGCCGGAAGTTCCTTTCCCCATCCTTGTCCAACGAGATCGTTAATAAGTATAGACTTAATAACTAACTCGTCATCAGAAGTTTCCAAACGAAGACTTGTAAAATCCTCATTTGTACGTTCCATGACCTTAACCATGAGGAATTGGGTATTAAATACCTGTTTCACATCATAGTTAATATTGCGGTAATCATAACTTGCGATTACTGCAATGTCATGTAACTTGCGATTGAGCTCGATGATAGGAGTAATCAAATCATCTTGTAAATCCAGCATGCCTAATGGCGTGTTCTGGATTAAGTTAAATTGATCTGTTAACCTTTGAAGTATTATTACTTCTTTAGGCAATAACGGTCGATCAATTACGAGAAATCGTTTAGCAGCTTCCTGCCCAGTTAAAGTGAAAAGATTTTGATTGACAGTGATGTCCATCCAATCATTCCACTTAACCTGACGCGGTAGCTCCAAGACTTCTGCTGCCTTCACTCTGATTGAACGTATCGATCGTGCTATTGTGATTATAGAACCACAAATAGCCAGACGGTGGAGACGCTCAGGATCGGATATTACAATTTCTGTAGTATCTGATATCCAAGAACCCTTCCTTAGATAATCAACTGTCAAATATCGAGCTAAAGATTTCTCATTAGTTCTGATACTTAACAGTGATATTATCCAAGGTTGGAGTTTATCAAAGTATGTTACTTCGGTTCCATTAACCTTACGGTTAAGTGAATCGAAAGACGAGCGGTGAAGTTGTATACCCCGAGATGAACAAATACTGAGCAATGTTGGAATGTAACGGAAATCTGTGGACTTTGATATTATCTTAGGAGAAATTCTAGATATATCAGTTCCATCAAGAAACGTTCGTGAACAAAACTCTGCAGTACTGCCGAGTTCTGAGTATTCTTTCGATTTAGAAAAGTTTATAGGTAAATGAATTCTACCATAAAACTCTTTTATTAAATTATCAGGATCGTAGATCCAGATATCGTCACCCACTTTACCATAGCAAGCATTATTCGGGAATATTCCCTTTATGCTTGAATGCTTATCATAAACGAAGTTTATGAATAAGTGATCTGTTAAAGTGGCGATGTCGAAGGAACCGTTCGTTCCCATTCCCTGTCCCTGACCATACTTTACAGTATTTTCAGAGCCGGAAACATTCCACTCGCAATGGACCACTAAATCGGCCCATGCTTGTGCTAGTCTAGGACTGAACAATTCGCGCATCACGACCTTTTGTAGATCGCGATGGAAACGGTCCGTCCATGATGATATATCATAGAACTTAAGTGAACGTATGTCCATCTTATGTCCTTCCTGTATATCACCATCAATGCAACGACGCTGAAATTCGACCATGGCTTTAACGCCTAAGTCTTGGTCCAGCCTAAAATCACATGCTGTGAATTTAGATTTGATCACAGATAATACATGGTTCCGTACTGGAACTAGTACTAGCTGTGTCCAAAAGTCGCATATTGCCACGATCCGGGTTTTAAAACCTGAATCTGGTATTTCAACTAGTAAACGTAGCTTAGTTTCGTTCTTCGTGGAGTCATTCAACAATACGTCGGTATCCCTAGGGATCCCATTAAGTACTGACAAATAACTATACAAGTAGCTCATTTTCAGTTCAGAAACTAATTTCTTGAACGGAGAATTGAGTTTGCTCGTAAGAAGGCAAATAGCTTCTTCATGTGCAGATTCAATCTTCGGTTTACCATTTGGTCCGTTCTTTTGTAAATTAAAACGTACCTTATTTAGGTCAACCTGGTCGAATCTGTATTTATGAAGTTTTAGTTGATCCTCTACGTAAGCAGAGAAATCATCTAATAAATCGCTGTCGATAGGTTTTGCTTTTTCTGTTACTGATATAAAATCAGCATCAGATAGGCCATCTATCATTCTGACAATGTTTAGAATGGTTAGTATAGCCTGAATGTATTTCGGCACAGTCTGTGCATCTGTACATTCAAAGTATTTAACCAGAAATTGGGTAAAT